AACGGCTGGATGTCGGCAAACGATATCCGTGAGTTGGAGGATATGAACGCTATTTCCGATGAGGAAGGCGGCAATCTGTATCTGGTCAACGGCAGCTTCACAAAGCTGGAGGACGCAGGCGCTTTCGCGGAGAAAGGAGGAAATGCAGATGAATAAGTTCTGGAACTGGGTACGCAATGAAGACACCGGCGCATCCGAGCTGATCTTCAACGGACCGATTTCAGAAGACACATGGTTCGGCGATGAGATCACGCCTGCCATGTTCCGTAACGAGCTTTCAAAGGTCAGCGGCGATCTCACCGTCTGGCTGAATTCACCCGGCGGAGATGTATTTGCGGCATCGCAGATCTATACGATGCTCCGCAACCACAAGGGCAAGGTCACAGTCAAGATTGACGGCATTGCTGCTTCAGCGGCAAGCGTGGTCGCTATGGCTGGTGACGAAACCTTCATCGCCCCGACCGGTATGCTGATGATTCATAATCCTTCGACGGTCGCTTTCGGCAATAAGGAAGCGATGCAGAAGGCAATCGAGCTTCTGGACGAGGTCAAGGAGAGCATCATCAACGCCTACGAGGAAAAGTCCGGTCTGAGCCGCAGCAAAATCGCCCGCATGATGGACGAGGAAACTTGGCTGAATGCGAAAAAGGCGCAGTCCCTCGGACTGGTGGACGGCATCCTGTTCGCAAGCGGACAGCCGCAGCCGAAGCCGGAGGAAGAACCGGAAGAAGATACACCGGATGAGGACGAGCCGAAAAAGGATAATCTCGCGGCAATGTCCTATTCCCGTGCAGCAACCATGCAGAGCCTGATGCAGAAGGTCTCTGCGGAACACAAAGGTACACCCGTAGATCAGCTGATGAGTCGGCTGAATCTTCTGAAATACTGATTGGAGGTATGTATAATGACTATTCAGGAACTTCGTGAAAAGAGAGCGAAGGCGTGGGACACCGCCCGCGACTTCCTCGACAGCAAGCGTCAGGCTGACGGTACGCTTTCCGAGGAGGACAGCAAGACCTATGACGCAATGGAAGCAACCATCGTGAACCTCGGCAAGGAAATCCAGCGCATGGAGCGTCAGGCGGAGATTGAGGCAGATATGGCGAAGGCAACATCTGCACCGATTCTCACCACACCCGCTGCGCAGAATACTGAGCCGGAAAAGACCGGAACTGCATCTGCTGCATACAGCGATGCCTTCTGGAACAGCATCCGCAACCGCAACTGGATCGATGTCCGCAATGATCTTCATGTCGGTACGGACACCGAGGGCGGCTATCTTGTGCCGGATGAATTCGAGCGCAAGCTCATCGAGGCGCTTGAGGAGGAGAACATCTTCCGCCAGATGGCAACGGTTATCAAGACCAGTTCCGGCGATCGTAAGATTCCGATCGTGACATCGAAGGGCGATGCGGTCTGGATGGATGAGGAGGAGCAGTACACGCTCTCAGATGACACCTTCGGTCAGGCATCGCTCTCCGCATATAAGCTCGGTACGGCGATCAAGATCTCCGAGGAACTTCTCAACGACAGCGTGTTCGACCTTCCGTCCTACATCGCACGTGAGTTTGCCCGTCGTATCGGTGCAAAGGAAGAGGAAGCCTTCTTCATCGGCAACGGCACCGGTAAGCCTACTGGCATCTTCAATGCAACCGGCGGCGCACAGGACGGCGCGACCACCGCAGGCGCAAGCATCACATTCGATGATGTTATGGAGCTTTTCTATTCGCTCCGCAGCCCTTACCGCAAGAAGGCGGTCTGGGTGCTGAACGACAGCACTGTCAAGGCACTCCGCAAGCTCAAGGACGGCAACGGCAACTACATCTGGCAGCCTTCCGTTGCAGCAGGCGTTCCCGATACGATCCTCAACCGTCCCTACAAGACCTCCAGCTATGTTCCGGAGATCGGCGCTGGCAAGAAGTGTATGGCATTCGGCGATTTCAGCTACTACTGGATCGCTGACCGTTCCGGTCGTACCTTCAAGCGTCTGAATGAACTGTTCGCCATGACCGGTCAGGTCGGCTTCCTTGCAATGGAGCGTCTTGACGGTAAGCTCATTCTTCCGGAGGCAGTCAAAACACTGAAGGTCAAGAGTGGCAGCGGTGCATGATCACTCTGGCTGAGACGAAAAACTATCTTCGTGTGGATCATACAGAGGATGACAAGCTCATCCTCTCGCTGATCGACACTGCCAAGCGGCTGGTGCAGGACGTCGGCAGAATGGACGAGCAGGCACTTGCGGTCAATGAGGAAACCACCCGGCAGGCTATGCTGTATACTGTTTCTTACCTCTATGAGAACCGCAACGGCGCTGACTACCACAAGCTGACGCTGACACTCCGGTCGCTGTTATTTGCGCAGCGTGAAGGGGTGATCTGATGGAGATCGGAACGCTGAATCAGCGCATCGCCTTTCTGGAACACAGCACGAAGGTGGACGGCATCGGCAACCACAAAGCCCGGTGGGAGGAAGCCTTCTCCTGCTGGGCTGCCGTGTCCGTAAAGACATCAACGGAAACAACCGAGGCGGGCGTGACGCAGGAAGTCGTATCGCTGGAATTCACTGTCCGGCAGACACCTGATACCAAGCGCATCAATACCACGACGCACAAGCTGCGCTTCCGTGGTCTGGTTTATGACATAAACGGTGTACTGCCGAATTATAAATCACTCGACTATATGAAGATCACGGCGGGTACACGAAAGGCTGGTGAGCAGGATGACTTCGATTGACGATATGGCGGCGGAGATCATGCGCGGTCTGACGGAATATGCAGACCTTGCGGATACTGCCATGAAAGCCGCTGTGAAAAAGACAGCAACCTCCGTCAAGAAGGAAATCTCCACCAATGCTCCGAAGCGCAGCGGCAAGTACCGTAAGAGCTGGGCGACGAAGAAAACGCGGGAGAACAGCCATACGCTTGAAATGACAGTTCACTCGAAAGACCGCTACCAGCTTGCGCACCTGCTTGAAAAAGGTCATGCAAAGCGGAACGGCGGACGTGTATCCGGCAAGCCGCATATCGCGCCTGCGGAAGCACACGGTGAGGAAATGCTCACGCAGCTAATCGAGGAGGTGCTGTCATGACCTATGAAGAAATCAATGAAATGATGCAGGAGATCGGGCTGCCGTTCGCCTATCATCATTTTGCCGAGGGCGAGTCTCCGAAACCGCCCTTCGTCATTTTTCTCTCACCCGGCGAGGAAACATTCGGTGCGGATAATCTGATGTATCACAGCTTCAAGCAGCTTGATGTGGAGCTGTATACGGATGAAAAGTCGCCCGATACGGAAATCCGAGTGGAAGAAGTGCTGACGCAGCACAATATCTATTACACGAAAACTGAAAGCTGGATCGAGAGCGAGAAGCTCTACGAGGTGCTTTACGAAATGGAGGTATAACAATGGCACTGCAGAAAAACAAGGTGAAGTTCGGTCTGAATAAGGTGCATTGGGCGAAGATCACAGCATGGAGCGATGACGGCGTTCCGACATTCGCAACGCCTGTGCGCCTGCCCGGTGCGGTTTCCCTGAGCATTGACGCAAACGGCGAAAACGAGAACTTCTACGCTGACAACAGCGTGTATTATGTCATCAACAACAACGCAGGCTACGACGGTGATCTGGAGGTCGCACTCATCACAACCGACTTTGCAACGGCGATTCTCGGTGAGCAGCTTGATGCAAAGGGTGTTTTGGTGGAGCGCAACGATGCCGAAACATCGCAGTTCGCACTCATGTTCGAGTTTGACGGAGATAAGAACCACATCCGTCATGTGCTGTACTGCTGCTCTGCGTCCCGTCCTGCGACTGAGGGTGAGACTACCGAGGAGAGCAAGTCCGTCAAGACGGAAAAGCTCTCCCTCAAGGCATCGGCGCTGCCGAACGGTCTGGTGAAGTCCAAGACCTGCGAAAGCACAGACCAGACCACCTACGACAACTGGTACAATTCTGTGTATATGCCGACTGCTGCAACCAACAACAGCACCGGCACTCGTTCCACATCGACCAAGTCCGGTAGCGCGACTGAGTAAGGAGGTACAGCATGGCTATTAAAAAGACGATCACCGTTGACGGTATCGAGGTTCCGTTCAAGGCGAGTGCTGCTGTGCCTCGCCTTTACCGCATCAAGTTCCGCAGGGATATTTACAAGGACTTCGCCGCCCTTCAGACTTCCGTGCAGGAGGGCGACGAGGAAGGTTCTACCCTTGACATCGAGAGCCTTGAGGTGTTCGAGAATATCGCATACATCATGGCGAAACACGCTGATCCGGAGAACGTCCCTGACAATCCCGATGAATGGCTCGAAGCGTTCAATACCTTCTCCATTTACGAGGTGCTGCCGCAGCTCATTGAACTGTGGGGACTCAACGTGGAGACACAGGCGGAATCTAAAAAAAACATCGAAAAACTGACCGCCCGATGACAACGCCCCTCTTCCTTCTCCGATGTGTGCAGATCGGGCTGTCCCTCTCGGAGCTTGATCTGCTCACGATCGGAGTCGTGAATGATATGTTCACCGAAAAGGAAAATGACGAATATGACGGCTGGCATGAGGTCGCTGGACAGGCAGACTTTGATGCGTTCTGATTGACTTTTTCTTCCTGTTGTGCTATAATTGTCCTATATTAAAGCTGTTTTCTCTGCTTAGGGGGTAATTATGGATAAAAATGAAGTCAATCGAATCCTTCATCAAATACGAAACAAATGCCTATATGCAAATGGCGGCAGTTGTGAATTGGAATATAAAACTATTCGGTGGCGTGAATTATATAGATCAAAAAAAGCTTTTTTAAGTATCGTTGGGAATTGACCGCTTCCTGTTCAAACTATGATAAAGAACAGATGCAAGAATGTGAATTAACACTTAAAAGGCTTCCAAAAGGTTTGACATTTGCCAAAAACACTGTATTAGATAATGATGAATTGCAATCTATTGAACCACACAAAGAATATATGTCCGCCAGTAAATGGTATAAGACAATATATACAATAAAAGTATCTGAGGCATATAGCCAGAATATTCTAAATTCTTTAGGTAGAAGTAGAGCATTTATTGAGCAAGCTATTCCTTCTGATGTTGAAGCAAAAATATATGACTTTAAAAGAAAAGTTTTATCTCTATATCCAAACCTTGTTAAAGATATGTATGCAGCTTTTGAAATCGGAAATTATTGCGTATGTCGATCCGGTATTGGAGTTTATGAGGGCGATGGTTGCATAAATGTAAAAGTCCATTTCTCTGATTACAAGCTAAAGCCTCTTTCAGAAGAATATCAGTGCTTGGGATTAGCACTTGCAATTGCAGAGCAAGGAAGCAGGTATTTAACAGCAACGGAATTGTTCCGTATAAACAATGCTTCATTTGGTGCTTTTATTTATAAAATAGATACGGCACCTAAAGATATAAACGATGGACTAAATGAATGGTAATGTCTGAAATTACTCATTAAGCACTTGCTGAAAAGCAGGTGCTTTTTTCATGCCCTCACGGAGGAGGTGAAACCGCATGGCAAACAGAATCAAGGGTATTACCGTTGAGATCGGCGGCGATACGATCAAGCTGATCGGAGGTCGCTGGACAGGCGGACTTTGAAGCGTTCTGATTGACTTTTTCTTCCTTCTGTGCTATAATTACTTCAAAAGGGGTGATTTTTATGTGGATTGCTATTCTTGTAATTATTGGCATACCCGTAGTGTGTATAATAGGATATGGGTTAATTGATTCTGCAATGATAGATGCTAACAAGAGAGATAGAGAACGCAGGTGGGAACAAGAACGAATCCAAGCTGAAAGAGAGGTTGCACGATTCCATCAGGAACAGCTTGATAAAATTCAATCACTGGTTCCCAAATACCGTTCTTCTCCTCTCACTTCATTATTAACCTCTGAAATAGAAAAAATAAGAAACGGACAAAATATTCATCGGATAAACTATGATTCTATTCGTGATCAATTAGTAATCGATGGTGGTTCGCAGTCTAATATGTATATCGGAGATTTAGTCACATTAGGCAGATCCTCGACATTCAGTTCTTTAGGATACAAACTTCCATTGGAAGAACGTGGATTTCATGTGGTTGCTCTTTTAACTGCGATTGCTCAAAAAACAATGGGTAATGATTATGAGATGATAACACATTGTGATTCCGATAATGGAGTGATAGACAGCGGATGCGTTCTTAGTAAAACACTAAGGCAAGACAAGGATTTAAAATCACCGGTATAACATACAGTTTAATAATTTAGCACTTGCTACGGCAGGTGCTTTTTTCATGCCCTCACGGAGGAGGTGAAACCGCATGGCAAACAGAATCAAGGGCATCACCGTTGAGATCGGCGGCGATACGACCAAGCTGTCGAAGGCTCTGGAGGGTGTCAACAAAAACATCAAGAACACGCAGAC